GGAAATGATTCAGCCCTAGCCACTAAAGAGTTTCAAATAACCAGCACAGTAACAGGGGCTAACTGGACAGTCACAGACAACGTAGAAATTACTATGTCTGAACCAGCAGTACAACTAGGTAACCCATAAAGGTAACGAGTAGTATGAAATTTCATGTCAACGATATAAGCGGCAGAATCGTCAAAGAGGACGAAAGATATATAGTCCGAGATAATGATTATTTAAAGCAATTAATGTTAAGTAGCACCTTGCTACACCCCCTATCTTCAACAACAGGACATCACCATGAAGGACAAGAGGAGTATTACCTTTTCGTAAATGGTGAAGGAACAATTACTGTGGGTGAGAAGGTAGACAGAATTTCTGCAGGCGATATTATTCCAATTCCTGACGGAGAATTTCATCGAGTGATTAATACATCTACAACTCAACCTTTATATTTTGTCTGTATATTCAATGGGATTCGTGATGTTTAATTGGATGCCCAATATATTTAAACCAAGGAAAGGTTATTGTTTTAAATGTAAGGCAACACAGCCTGTCACAGAGGTCACCTACGTGAATTTAGATGGTGGTAGAAAACAATTAAAAGGACTGTGTAAAGTATGTAATACCAAGGTGAGTTCATATGTCGGATTATAAAAGAGTTACATTTGAATGGGTTGAATCTAAAGCTATAGATATTCCTGTGGTAATTAAAACAAAACCTCCCAAAACAGGCCCCCCGAAAAAATTAATTCAATTAACTGCTAAATTCGATAGCGATTGCTATTATTCATATCTAACAGGGTGTGGAGATATAAAAGCAGGCGAATACATTCATTGGGAAGGTGCAAATATGGCATGGCATCTCAAATGTATGCAAGAAGATTATTATGCCTAAACAAACACGGAAAAGTTGGAAACCTCCTGAAGGTTCCTTTGTCACAATTAATGGTATGCGAAAATTTATTCCAAAGGAGGAAACATGCCACAAAAATGGTGGGAAATAATCCATATAAGACCACAGGTTTTAACAGCAATTCTAGTTTTAGGAACAATAGGAATTCTGGGTATTTATCACGATATGAATGAAATATCTGGCGTATGTGCCGCAGGCATTATTGCTTTAAGTAAAGATGTGATAACATCTGATAACAGTTAACATCAGCCTCTCTCTCTCGTAGTTGATGTTTAAGTAAACCCTCACAAAAAAGATGCTCCCAATCCAGATTGTGGGGGTTTTTTTTACCCCTTAAAAATACCGTTTGTTTCAATTCCTCACAGTAAATATCGGCTTCGGCAGACCCATTTTTAACCAATATTTCACGTCTAGTACCTAGCAGAGAAAATTCTGCTGAAGGATTACTTTTGTTAGTGCCTACAAAACCTCTTGACAAGGTAAAGAGAACCAGAGATACTTCACAGGTACTGGTAATTGATAACATACTTGACCGCAATCAACGGTAACCGACCAGAACCATCCCCCTCTCCTGCAACAGCGGCGGAGGGATAGATGAAAACCAAAGGGACTTCCCACGTAAGAGAGGTGTCCCACACCGAGTTAATAGACCGGTAAGACACTTCATGAGTTAACACGATTCTCATGAAGTACAGGCGGCTAAAACAAACTCTGGCGGAAAGGTCTGATTCCAAATTCATTTTTGGTCAAAGACAGACTGAGACAGAGGGAGAAGTAGGCAAGGGTCTCGGATTAAAAAAAATTGATTACAAACACTAAGGAGTTATTTATTAGATATATGAAATATTGAAAGCGGACAGCAAAGCCGAAGTCCGCTAACCGCAAAGTTGGCAACTGACGGTCTGATGATAAAGCCACAAACAAGGAGAGAACGAGATGAAAGCATTTGCAAAATTCGGAATTGACGAAACAACAATATCGGTTGGCGACGAGATTATTATTCACGCATCTCAGAAATTCACCCCAACTTTCCACGCAGACAATTACATCTCTTGGATTGAACGACATGCAGACGGCACAATCAAACGATTTGCCACATCAAATTACAACTGTGTTATCACAGAAAAAATGCGAGTGAAATTCATCAGCATGGAGGGCTGTGAGAATTTCGAAAGTTATACAAACTTAAAAGGATATGAGAAAACCAAGCACGCTCTTGCGAGAGCAAATGAATGGGTTGCTTCATCCATGAGACGTGGGATGTTCACTCCTGTTGAGGATATGAATCTTGCCCATGACGAATATATTTCACAAAAATATTCAGACTTAGCATTATAACCCTACCGATGAGAGAGGGATTGGTTATCCCTCCGAAACGGCAAGGTCGGGGATTAGAAAAGCACTACACGAAACCCGACCCTGCTGTCTAGGGAAACCCCTAACGGTACACAAACAAAACAAACAAGGAGGATTGTACCAAAATGGCAAATCTACACAAAGCAACAGTTGAACACTTAATCCGTGTATTGAAAGTAGACCACGAAGTTTTTACCAAAGACACAGCCTATACCGAATTCAATCGGGGCTTCAATAATGCAATTCAAACATTAGAAGCTTTCCTCGATGTCTCCGAACCTACCCTTAACGAACGAGAGACTGAGATGCTAACAGGACTCTTATCTGCTACAGAAGGTTGCCGAGATGATATGCACGAACCTGATGAAAATGATGTTATGGCAGAAGTCTTTAATCCTAAAGGTAAACTGGACAACGCTTTTGGAAACGAGATTAATCCTGATGCACCTTGGATGAATGAAATTGTTGTCCGCATCATAACTGGTCGAATTGAAGAGGACAGATTTGATATAAATTTGGCTGATTTAATTGCTCTCGCCCGAAAGGTTCCTTTGAATTAAGCCGAAACGGTGTGGAAAGAACTCAAGAACTCACTACACCGTCTATGGGATTTAATCTACCCATACTGATGATGGCAGATACCACGCAAACAAGGAGAACTAAGATGGATGAAATTTTTAAAGCCCTATATCACATAAAGAGAATCGCTGAGATGGTTAACTCTAACAAAAACCTATCGCCATTCCACAAAGCAGTAATTAACTTAGGGTGGGAATTGATAGTCAATACGGTTGACATGAAAACAGGCGAAAACGGAATGATGTCAGAGCAAGCATTTGACAGTCTCAATAATGCTTACTTATCCATACTTGCAAGCAGTGACATTCTCTCTGAATGTGACCCATTTAAAGCTGACTTTTCTAGGACATATGCAGAAGATTGGGCGGTTCAATTAACAAATGAAATTTATTTCGCTAACCATGAAACAAGAAACCTTTGGAGGGTTAGATAATGAGATAGCCGAAACGCTCATTATGCAAACTTTAACCCAAGGGTTACGGTCAAAAACCGGATGAGCGTCAGCGAGAGATTGTCTACTCGCTCTGATGATGGCAGACACCATTGTAAACAAGGAGGCCACTAAAATGGCAAACGAAAATTTGGTTGAATCTGGTGAGATAACACAAGCCGAAGCTGATAGATTTAAAAAGAGAACTTTGGAGGAGATACGAGAAACCGAAGTATTCTCAAATGCTAAAGGACAGATTACTTATTTGGGAAATGTTATTTGTAATTGTGGGATTATTATGACTTGCGACAGGGTTATAGAAGCATTACAAGAAAACGGTTACATGTTCGGATTTGAACATAACCGCACCACGGTAATATCGGGCGAAATACGAATCCCATTTTCTATGACTCTAATGCATGTGGATTTGGAATGGTTTATCAATACTGGCAGTGTATTAAAAGGATTATCACCCGCAAAAGGATATATGGATGAAGCAATCGGCGGTGGAAATCCAGAGAAGGAAGTGAAAAAGGTTGCGGAAAAAGAGATGAAGTCAGTCATACGAAGTTTTGCTGATTCTATTGACAATAGGGTCAACGATTTAGTATCGGGACGAATGACTTCTCACGATATTCGCTTCAGGAATATTCAATTGGAGCCAAGGGGCCCCTTGCACACTACGGTTAAAAATCTGAAAGGAAAGGTCTATGACAATCATGAATTGCAGGGGTCAATTGGAGGGAAAACCGTTAAAGTTCGAAAAACTATAGAGGGTGATTCTGATATCACTGTAGATAGGATGAGGTTATAAAAATGAGCAAAATTTTTTCCATAGATATTAAAACTGATAATTAAAAGGAGTTAGAAATGAAGTTGATGACGAAGGAATTAGAGAAGAAGTTACCTGCTCTTTATGATACAGAACAGGATGTGATAGGGACACCAACAGTTTACGCAAAATACTTTCATCCGATGAGTCATTGGACATGGTATGCAACTGAGTATGACCCTGATACAGAGATTTTCTATGGATATGTAAAAGGAGATTTCCCCGAACTAGGTTATTTTTCCTTAGAAGAACTAGAAAACACTAAAGTTTTCGGTCTAGGAATTGAAAGGGATTTATATTGGATTGAGAAGCCATTAAGTGAGGTTATGTCAGATGGTATGTAGAGATGACAAATCCAAAACTACCTATTCCCCACTCTGAATTGCGAAAGCCAAAGCAACATAGATAAAGGAGATATGAACAGGGAATAGGTGGTCAGGGATAATCAAATTTTAAAAATGGAGGTTAAGCACACCGATTATCAAAAACAAACAAAACATTTTTTATAAGGAGGCAAATAATGCCCTCAGGAATTGAAGAAAACGACGGTATGGCTTATGTGGGACAAAAACCTTGGCACAACCTTGGAGTTAAGGTTGAAGGTGACGCAATGACTGCCGTTGAAGCTATAGAGGCTACAGGGATGGACTGGCAAGTAGAAAAAGTTCCCTTGTATTACATGCGTGGAGGTAAGGCTTACGGTTTAGATGGTGTCAGTACGATTGTTGAGAATAAAGTGGCAACAGTTCGCCAAGATACCCAAGAGGTACTAGGAATTGTAGGTCACGGCTATCAACCAGTACAAAATGTAGAATGTTTTTCCTTTTTCGATTCTGTGATTGGAACTGGAGAAGCTAAATACGATACTGTCGGGACACTAAATAATGGCAAAAGAGTTTGGCTGTTGGCTAAATTCAATGAGAGCATCACGTTAGATAACGAAGAACAGATTGACTCTTATGTCCTACTTACCAACTCACATGACGGAACTTCATCGCTATCTATGCAATGGTGTGATATTAGGGTGGTATGCCAAAACACCTTTGAGTTCGCAGTTAATAAAAAGAGTGCATTTGCACGATTTAAAGCACGACACACTACGACTGTTTTGGACAGGGCTTCTCAAGCTAGAGAAATCTTGTTACTTCAAAATACTTACAAGTCAATGCTTGAACAGGAAATCAACCTTATTGCTGAAAAGGCATGGAACGAAGACCTCATGGAAAGCATGACATACAAATTGTTGAATCTTGATTCGGAAAAATCAATCGGTGAGCAGAATGGCTCGCAACGTGCGAATGCTGAGACGATGGTTGGTTTATTCAAGAGTGGATTAGGAAATAATGGTAAGACAGCATGGCACGCATACAATGCGGTTACAGAATATCTATCCCATTACAAAGGTAAAGGTCGAGCAGTCAATACTATTGGTGACAATTCTGACGCTGTAGTAAATGCCCGACTGAACAACAACTGGTTCGGCGATGGCGTGAAAATGCGAAATGAAGCATGGAAGATTGTTTCTGCATCAGAGGAGGAGAGGGAGCACCTCCTTCTGCCTGCTTAACTGTGGCAAAGGGGATTGATTATTCGGTCAATCCTCTTTACCATGTAAACCTTAATCTGCATAACTAATAAGGAGGTAAAAATCAATGGCAGATAAGGGTGTGATGAAACTGAATCAACGGTACGTTTCAGTAAGTACAGCTGTAGAAGATTCTGAACAATGGAATAACGGACACAAAGTGTCCAGACAGCGAGTACATCAACTGATGCGTATGGGTGATTTAGGAGTTTGTATCAAGGAAGAAACCCCCAGAGGTGCTTTTTGGTGGATTCCTTACCCAATTATTCGAACAGAACATATACGAAGGAGGAAAAAATCGTTATGAATCAGGGAGTGACCGAAAATTTTGTTGAAAGTGTTCAATCCTATGACATCAAGGGACTTGCAAATATTACCTTTGACTTACGGAAAGAATTTTTTCGGTTAAAGAGCCAGATGGATTACTGCGAAGCAATTTTAGTTCGCAAAATGGAAGATATTGGAGCAGTTCGTACTGAAACTGAATTTGTTAGGGCTGACATTAATTACCCTATGGAGTACGACTCTGAGATTCTCCAAAGATTGCTTGATGACGAAGTAGTTCAACAGAGGCTACTGGATAACGGTGGATGGGTTCCAGAACATATTGAAACCGTCACCGTGCCAGAAAAATTTAATGCTACACATATTAAGCCACTTGCAAGGGAGGGCAAGAAATTCGCTGACATTATTGAAGAAGCTTACAAGCCGAAACTTGATGTTAGGACGAAGATTAAATTTACAGCAAAGAATCCAAAACCAGTTATATAAAGAGAGAGAGAGCGAAATGACAATTTTTAATGTCACATATCATGGACACAACGAAAAAAATGCACTAATACTCGGTGTGCCAGATATCAATAAGTTTTTAATGACGGTATATCCTATCGGGAAACTTGAAGCGGCTGATTTAGAGCAGATGCGAAGCGTTCCTGATGGGCAATGTCCGAAAGCAAAAGTATGGAATGCTGACTGTGATGGACAGGGACATCAAACTTTTACCACGCAGGCAGATTTGGTCAGGGGAGAATTATTAAGCCCTCCTACCACAGGGGCACATGTCGGCGAACCCAGAGACCCAAAATACGACAATAGTTATCAATGGAAATTCCTTACTTTTCAAGTCGGTAGTGGTTTAGGTGATATGTCTATATCACCGACAGTCAAAAGTTCCTCAAACGGTCTGCTACCACCCTCTAAGGGATTAGTTGGTGGGGATATGGTAACCATTAATAAAGAGCAAGGAACAAATGACCGAACTGCGGTAATGCAGGCGATTGCTTTTGGAGCGGCTGACGTTCCAGAGGTGTTGCAGAACGCGGAAGAAATTGCTCAATGGTTGAACGAGAGAACTTTCGCCAGATATTCCCCTCTTGTACAAAAGGCTGTTGAGGAAGGAGCGTTGATTTCAAAAATAATACCTAAAGAATCCCCTCCAAATTCCACCATAAAAAATAAAGCTGACTTAGACCAGTACCTTGATGCAAAAGAGGTATCGGTTGAAGACAGGAAAAGGAAATTGAAGGAAGGAGGGTACGAGTCCAGTAATGATTTTCTAGCTAAAAATGGTTCTAACTATCAGATGTTAGCATCCTTTTTAGAAACGCACTCAACAGGAGACCTTCCATGGTAGAAAACATTGATGCCGTGTTGAAATCTTGGGTGCAAATAAAAAATGAATTCAGCGATATCCTAAACCGTAATACTTATTACCTTTCTGAAGTAAATGGTCAGAGTCATAAAGATTTGTTAACGGAAGCAATTACGGTTGTAAATAACGCTATAGTCAGTATTGATAGCGATGAACAAGGATGGAAACCCGCTTATCAATTTGAGCATGAGGAGCATAAAAAAACACTTCTCATGCTTAAAAAGACAATGGACGAATCTGACCAAATCTTTGTTAAAACCAGAGATATTATGAAGTTTTTGGAAGAACTTAGTGAACGACAGGCGAGCCTCAACTCCGCTCAAAACAGAAGTCACCTCGATTATTTGAGGCATAAAGAAACAAACGGAGGGGGGGTTCCCTTATGACAATGGAAGACGATTTGAGCATTCCTGAGATTACTCCCAAGGGTCTTGGTTATGTAATTAAGTGGGATGATGGGGTAGAAATTGATATGGTCAGTTTCTACACCCACACCGATTATCATGTCGATGCGGAAATCTCGGTAAGAGATTATCAGCAATTGAATCCGCACTTACTTGGGCCACTTAGAACTGGTGTCACTCGTACTTTTCGCAATACTATTAGCGATTTAAACGATTCTGCCGCAGGCAGAAATTGGAAAGGACGATTGACTCAGGCTACTAATTTAGCATTAAAGGAATACCGAAAAGGTCAGCCTGTATTTAAGCTAAATAGTATGGAGCCACCTGAAATGCCACCTGAACGAATCACAGGTATAGCCTTTGAAGGAATGCCGACTCTAATTTATGGAGATGGTGGTATGGGCAAATCTACTCTAGGGGTAGCTTTGCTTACTATGGTTCAAAGCGGTATCGGGCTGACAGACAGTTTTCAAACCGTGAAAGGCAACACTTTGGTTTTAGACTTTGAAGCAAGTTGGGAGGAGACTTGGCGAAGGAATAATGGGATTATCAGAGGGATGGATTTACCCAATGACTCGATGATTTACTATCGCTTTTGTGCTTCTCCTCTAGCCGCAGAGGTCGAGACCCTTAGAGCCGAAATCAGGGACAAAAATATTGACCTTGTATTAATTGATTCTGCAGGCCCCGCCTGTGGTGGCGAACCTGAGAAAGCAGATGCTACATTACAGTATTTTTCTGCACTCAGAATGTTGTCAGATTTTGACAGACCAGTAACTACCATCACCTTGGCTCATATTACGAAAGGCGGTGGTGGGAAAAACGGCCCATTTGGTTCTGTCTATTGGACAAATTTACCGAGGAATACTTTCGAACTCAAAAAATCACAGAAAAAGGGGGAAAACTATATTGATTTAGCGATGCATCACATGAAAACTAACATTGGTACTTTGAGAGAACCTGTTGGGTTTCGTATGACATGGGGGGATGGGATTTATTTAGAGCCACTAGATATAAAACACCATGCCGCTTTGGGGTCAGATTCTTATTGTGACAGGAGTGCAAAATTACTTGAAGAAGCCAATGGTACAGGGCTGTCCTTAGAGGACTTAGCCGATGAAATCAAGGTATCCAACTTAAGGTCTTTTTCCTCCTCACTATCAAGGGATGACCGATTTGTTAGCGATGGGACTTTATGGCATTTAGATGCCACCAAAGCTGAGTATTAAGTAATTGAAAAAAGGGGGGATGTTTAAACAAGGAGAGAAACCATCCCCCCAAAAACAAAAAAGTTTTGCAAAGGATAAAACAAGGAGTACAGAATGGCAAATTATGAAATAACCCTACAGTTCAACCACTATCCCGATATGGTGAACCTTATTAAAACTGTTAGGCAAAAAGATACGAACAGAGCAAATCGGGTCAATGGCTTTAGCGGTGATGTAAGGGTCATTGTGAATGACGATATTTTACAAGAATTAATTAAAGTAAAAGACAAAGATGTTGTCCCTCTATTGATTGGTGATGGTCAAAGTTGGCGAACTGAAGATGTTAACCAAATAGTTGTAGAGCACGATATGGAGGGAGACGAATAATGCAAGAACAAGAAAATATTAATGTACCGGCTAAATGTCCTAAATGTGAAAACGTTTTCTTCTATGGGGTTCCTCGACCAAGGTTTCAGAGATGTGAGGAAACGGTTCTTGTAACCTGTATGGACGAAGAAACCGACTGCGGTAATAAATTTGTCGTAGTTGCCAAATTAACTGTTAAAACTGAATCATTTCCTGTTCTGTGGGATAAATACGGAAGTATGGAGGAAGTCGATGGCTAACTCCAGTAAAAAACCAGTTACAGGCTTTTCGCATACTCATATTGAATTCCAAAACGAAAGGTTTTTAAATTGGATTTCATTAGAATGTTGCTCGATTAATGGGGAGCGAAAAATTCGCCCAATTTCCGAGAATAGAGCCGACTTTATTGGGAATCCCCTCAAAGTTCTCAAATGCGATATATGTGGTGCTGTGTGGGAACAGCGTTCTACTGAAGACGGTGAACATTGGGGTTATTTGCCGGTAACCTTTGCACCACAGCACAAATATGCGGCTAATCATAGTCAGGACAGGGTTTTCCGTAGAAATGTACCAACGAAATCCTTCGGCAAATATTATCTTTATTGTCTGCATTTGAGAGTCTTGGCTATTGAAGAAATGAAATATAGCTGTATAGCAATTTGTATTGGCTGTGGAACTAAACTCTCGCTTGGTGAAAATGGCGAAGTTAAGGAATTACTCTCGCATCCAAGCCAATTTACAAAACAGATATATCGCAGATTATTGCACATACAGGGGGCATAAAATGTTTGAAGAGGAAATGAATCGCTTAAGAGCCAAATATGCTCAAATGCACCGCCGCCCGATTTTTGACAACACAGGGAGGAAAGTGATTGCCACTTTTTATTACGACCCTGACGAGGAAACTGGATACGTGGATAAGGAGGTGGAGCAAGAGTCTCATCAATTACGAATGCCGCCTGCGTGGGCTATGGATATTGATGTTATTAATCAAATTAAGCGGCATTGCACATGGGATATCAACATGGAAGGGACGAGATACAAAATATTGTTCCGAATCCATGCAAGAGATACGGATAGCACTTATATAACTGACCTCACGATGTGGGACAAACATGGAGTCGAATTCGACAGAGGTTATGGCAAACAAATTTATCTGCCACTTAAATACTGGAGTGGGGGGTTAACAAGACAAGATTACAACCAACATTTTCAACTAAATATGTTTTCTTAGGAAAACATTTATTATCTCTTTTTTCCCCCCTACTAAAGTAGGGGGTAAAAAGAGAGAGAGATATATATATAAATATGGCTTATAACAAACCCGAAAAAAAGGAGGTCATAGACCCCTTAATAATTAAACAATCATGCAGACATTATTTCACCGAGGCTGATGCTCTAGATGGATTTAACGATAAAAGATGCGTGAAATGTAATTACATGAAATATGACCCACCCCCTACTAAACAAGGAGAGAAATTACGATATGGTTGGACAAATAAATCTAAACATAGCTGAACCACTCAATATATGTAGCCATTGTGGTGAACCTTTGAAGGATTACCTGATATACGACACCCTTAGGAATGGACAAGATTACTGTAGTGACTGTGCCTACGATATAACTATGGCTTACCAAGACTTTATTGAGAGGTCAGGTCATGGTTCATAAAAAAGTGAAAAGGAAGGAAAGGAGTTTAAATCAAAGTTTTAATGCGATATTAGAGGATGGAACAATTACTGTAGGGGGTGCATCAGCGATTGCAGCCGATTCGGTTAGCGTTCCATCATGGATGAGTACCGTTAATATGTGGCACAGGCCACACGAATCCGCCGCAGAAATTAAGGCTAGGACTGCAGCCGATTCGGTTTTAGCTATTCCTACTACCATAAACTTGACCTCAGGGTCATATGGAACGAAGGCGTATAAGGAGGGACTTGATGAAATAAGAAAGGCAAGGAAAACGCCGAAAAAACAAAACAAAAGAAAATACATAGGTAGTGCTATACGATTTAAGGTTCTTGCAAGAGATAAGTACAAATGTGTTTATTGCGGGGCTAAAAGTTCAGAAGAGGATATCCGATTAGAAGTTGACCACATTGTCCCTGTATCGAAAGGTGGGGGGAATGAAATGGAGAACCTTACAACTGCTTGTCGTAGATGTAATATTGGGAAAGGTGCGAAGGAGTACGAACCACCTGAATGGGTTGGATATCTTAAACCTAAACCCGAGCCTGAATCTGAGACCTTCGACTTAATGTCATTAAAACCACGCATTATTTCTATTCCTCCTTATAATCCTAATGTGATAATTCCGACAAGACATTTAGTACGACAACCTATCGATATGCAAATGATGGTTGAATCCCACGTTAAGGATGAATGGGAGGAATGGACTAAGCCGTGGGTGGATTCAATAAGGGATAAATCAGAGTTACATGCTATTGATTTAGAAAATGACCCGAAATTAACTTTATTTAGAGAAATATGGACTTCTGCTTATAACGCCAAAGATAGATTGAAAATCGCAAAGGCTTATGTCGTATGGTCAGATTTCTATGTCGCTTTAAATGACGTTGAAGCTTATGTAGCATAATTTCATTCAACCGTATAAAGAGAAAGGGTTGTGAACGAATGAATTTACACACTACAAACTCCCCCCCTTGCATAAGCAGGGGGGGTGCTTTTTTTTTGCCTTTTTTTTGCCGTAAGGGTAAGGTTAACAATAGATAACAGTTAACAAGGGGATTGTTTTGATTCAGCAATTAAGTCTGTGGGACGCTACGTTTTACAGTAAATCGCTTCGTATAGTGATTCAAACAGATACAAGACTTACAAAAAACGGATTAAAGACTACGCACTTTAGAAAGATTGCCAATTTAACAAAAAAACATCGGGAAATTGCGAGGAACTTAGCACTTATTGCAAAGCAAGAAGCTGAAATGACCGAGCCGTTTAAGGAATGTGCGTTGGAAATCGTATCTTTCTGGGCAAGGAAGCCAATGGATTATGACGGATTAGCTTGTGCGGTAGCACCCGCAATTGATGGGATTGTAGATGCGAAAATTATTGAAGACGATTCCCCAAAATTTATTAAAAGCTATCAAATGTATTTCGTAAAAGTAGCCACTATGAAGGAAGTCCGAGTTGAGGTGTGCATTAGAGGTGTGCAAAAATAATCGGTAATATGAATAGATACATCAAGGCTATAAATCACTAATTCAGCAGGCTAGGGGTATAGTAATGGCTTTTAAGAATCGTATTAAAGAGTACAAATTAGTAAATGCAAATGACTTAATCCCCAATCCAAAAAATTGGCGGACACACCCCATAAATCAACGGACAGCATTAGCGGGAATTCTGAACGAAGTCGGCTATGCTGATGCCGTAATCGCAAGGGAAACACCTGACGGTTTAATGCTAATTGATGGGCACTTAAGAGCCGAAGCATCACGAAATGAGGAGGTTCCTGTCCTTATTTTAGATGTTACAGAAAGGGAAGCTGACTTAATCCTTGCGACATTAGACCCTTTGGCTAATATGGCAGGGAGGGACGAGATGAAGATTGAGGAACTGCTTGATGGGCTGATTGCCGAAGATGATTCTGTCAGTGAATTTTTATCTTCGCTAACAGGAGGCTATGACCCTCTTGTAGGGAATGAGGATTGGGAAGAACATTGGAAGGGTATGCCAGAATATGAAAACGAAGATTTAACATATTTTCGGGCAATCCAAATGAACTTTATGAATCAGGAAGATGTCGACAGATTTGCCGAATTGATTGATTACAACATTACTGACAAAACAAAGAGCATTCCATTCACAGACTTTGTTCACGAAACAACTAATTTGGGTTTGCAATATGCGGATGAGCATGAAGCATGAACTCTAAATACCCCATATACATTGTCAGTAAGGGGAGATGGGAAACTCGCTTTACCAGTAAGGCTTTGGATTCAATGAATCAGCCTTACTATATGGTTATTGAACCTGAGGAATATGAGGAATATGCAAAAGTAATTAATCCCGAACAAATATTACTTTTACCACAGAAATACCATGACGAATATGACCCTTGTACAGAGGAAGAGTGGAAGTCTAATGGGCCGGGGGCGGCAAGGAATTTCGCGTGGGAGCATTCAATTGAAAACGGATTCGCTCGGCATTGGGTGATGGATGACAATATCAGAAGTTTCAAACGATTAAACGGAAATCGGGCTTTAGATTGCCATACTGGTGCTATATTCAGAATGGCTGAAGATTTCGTCGACCGATATACGAATGTTGCCCTTGCAGGGCCTCAGTACGATATGTTTGTAATCTTTAAGGATGATAATCCCGCCTTTATTTTGAATACTAGAATTTACTCTTGTTTATTAATAAATAATGAACTTCCTTATAGATGGAGAGGCAGATATAACGAGGATACTGACATCTCGTTAAGGGCATTGAAGGACGGTTGGTGTACGGTAGAATTTTACATCTTCATGCAACAGAAGATTGTCACACAAGGCTTAAAGGGTGGTAATACGGATGCCTTTTATGCCGATGAAGGAACAATGAATAAATCTCGCATGATTCAAAAGATGCATCCTGATGTCTCAAGAGTCGTTTGGAAGTTTCACCGATGGCATCATGAGGTTAATTATCAATCATTTAAAAAGAACCGCCTGATTTTAAGGGACGATATTGAGATTCCCGATGGGGTAAATAATTACGGCATGACTATTAAGGAAAAAATAACTTAATGGCATTAAAAAACGGTCAATCCGAAAAAGCACAATTACGCAGATTTCGTGTTTTGCAATCCGTACTTGCAGGGGCGAGCGAAAGACAAATAGCAGAACAGGAAGGCGTTGCCTATTCTTTAATTCACAGGGATAAAAAGAGGATTTTATCCGATTTAGCCAAAGAACATGTTGGTCTTGCGGATGACGTTCGTTCAATACAAATGGAACGCTATAATCAATTAATGCTCAGACATTGGCAAAGAGCAATGCAAGGAGATGTGGAAGCAACAAATTTAATTCTTCGCATCATGAAAGAGATTAATGTTATAAATGGAGTTATTCCTGATAGGCCTTTAATTTCTTTAAGTCAGCATAATTTATATATGAATGATGCCCCTATAACATTTAGGATTGACTCTAATGACGACACTACAGAAGCCGACAATAACTTACAAGAGACCGCCCCTTTACCAGAAGCAAACGGAGGCTATATTCTCGACCAATAGGTATGCAGTTATTGAAGGTTCTACGAAATGTGGGAAAACAGTAGCGTGCTTGTCTTGGATTCTTGAAAGAGCCGTAATGGGGAAACCCAATCATTCTTTTTGGTGGGTAGCACCTGTTTATCCTCAAGCTAAGATGGCATATCGTAGATTAAAAAGAGGACTCCCTCCCCATATTTATAAAGCAAATGAATCCGAATTAACAATTACTTTACCGAATGGGGCAGTAATTGCTTTTAGGTCAGGAGAAAAAGCCGACAACCTTTATGGGGATGATGTTCACGCCGCTGTTATTGATGAAGCCACAAGAGTACGTGAAGAATCTTGGCACGCTATTCGCTCTACCCTAACTCACACTAGGGGGCCATTGAGAATTATCGGCAACGTCAAAGGACGAAGGAATTGGGCTTATAGGCTTGCTAGGATGGCTGAAAGCGGTGAACCAAATTGGCATTATGCAAAGCTGACTGCATATGATGCAGTTGATGCGGGGGTTTTAGATTTAGAGGAAGTAGAGCAAGCAAAACGTCAATTACCAGAAAATGTTTTTAAGGAATTATATTTAGCTGAACCATCGGATGACGGAGGGAATCCTTTCGGTCAACAATCTATACACGAATGTATTGCCCCTTTATCTACAGAAGAGCCAGAAATATTCGGGGTAGATTTGGCAAAGTCGGTTGATTATACTGTCGCAATCGGATTGGATAGTAAGGGTCAAGTTTGTCAATTTGAAAGATTTCAAGCACCGTGGGAAGAAACGTGCCGTGTCTTGAAGAATTTAATCGGATATACCCCTGCTGTTGTTGATTCAACTGGTGTGGGTGACCCTATAGTAGAAAGGTTGCAAAAAGATTTGCCCAATGTAGAAGGATATAACTTTTCTGCCCCATCAAAGCAGAAATTAATGGAAGGATTATCAGCCGCTATTCAATCAAAGGAGATTACTTATCCAGATGGAGTTATCGTTAATGAATTGGACGCATTTGGGTATGAGTACACACGAACAGGGGTAAGGTATTCGGCTCCAGACGGATTGCATGACGACTGTGTCATGGCATTATCATTAGCTGTTTATGGAAGTTCAAATGCTCCAACACAAGGACTTTGGTGATGAAATTTTTTCGTTGTCTTCAATGTAATAAATTGTTAGCTGAATGGGCAATAAAAGGAACGATTATTGTTTGTTCAAGATGTAAATACCGTAACTTTGCATAATATGGAACAAATGTGGTATTTTTAAAATAGTGGTCTAGGCAAGTACCCTCAAGCTATGGAGGGTCTATGCCAAAATGGTTTCCGTTTTTCAGTAAAGAAGTCGACTATAATGTCGCAACTTCTGTCCCCTTAGTAAATGACTTGTCTTCTGTTATGTATCCTGAAGACAATTACGGCAACTTCGCAAAGGAAGGTTATGGCCGAAATGCTATAGTCAATTCTTGCATTAGAGAACTTTCAACAGGAGCGGCTACGGCTCGTTATTTCGTTGAACAGGAAACTGCTGAAGGAATGATTGAAGCTACAGGCACCCCACTCAGTCAATTGATAATGTACCCAAATGAGAATCAGGACTTTTATCATTGGATTGAACGTCTGGTAACTTATCTTTATGTGTCGGGCAATGTATACATTTTAAAAGAACGCTCAAAAGGTAACCAGATTACAGGGTTTTACCTGTTACGACCTGACAGAGTTTCAATTATGCCATCAGGGGAAGGAGTAAAGGGTTACTCTTATGAGATAGATGGTAGGGAATATTCCCTCTCTCCTGAAGATGTAGGGCATATGAGTTTTCCAAATCCTAATGGGGACTTATATGGACTTTCCCCACTACATGTTCTAGCCAAGACAATCAATTTGGATTTGGCTATGACGGACTTTGCTAAGGTTTTTTTCCAGAATGCAGGGGTTCCATCAGGATTATTGAAAGTAAAAAGGAAGTTAACATCACAAGATGAAGCGAATCGTATTAAATCAAGGTGGAGGTCGAGTTTTGGTGGTGTAAATAACTTCCATTCCGTTGCCGTATTGGATGACGATGCGGAATATCAACAGATGGCTTCAGCACCTTCGGATATGGCTTTGACCGATTTACATAATCAAACAGAGTCAAGAATTTGTTCCGTTCTTGGAGTACCGCCAATTCTTATCTCAGCAAACGTGGGATTACAGCGTTCTACTTTTTCTAATTATAAGGAGGCTAGATTATCCTTTCATTCTGAGACGTTAGAACCCTTAATCAACAGAATTGTTAGATTCCTCAATTATTGTATTGGTAATGAGTTGGGGGAAACTGTTGCTGTCGATTTCGCAGAAATGCGAGCCTTCATGGACGATAAGGAAACTGATAATAAAAGAGCAACAGACCTTTTCGGAGCAGGGATTATAACCTTAAATGAAGCTAGGCAATTGGTAGGGCAAGAGGCTCTAGCGGAAGGTGAAGTGAGGAGAATGCCTTCCAATATGGTTGAATCAATAACTCCAAGTTTAGATATGTTATTGCCAACAGGTTTCAATGCTCTTTCGGCTAAGGCAATTGACCCAGTTGCCCCTAGAGGTAAAAAAATGGGTGATGAATTAAATAAGGAGCGAGATAGGTTAGCTGAAAAATACGAACCTACTATAGCTAAATATTTTAGGGGTATTCGGAATCGTATTGATGGCGTGATAGGTCGACACTTAGAAAGGGCAACAGAGATGACAAAGGAGGGGGCTTTTCCTTTTGGAATGACTGATTTAGTTCCAGATAGTGAAGTCGGAAATCTTAGTGAATTAATTTATCGGATGTACCTTGATGTTACAAAAACAACTTACGGAATAATTAATGAAAGTGGAGTTGCAGGAGAAGTCACATGGTCGGAAGCATCTCCTGTTGTATCTGAAGTTTTAACATCTGCTCCGGCAAGAGCAACATTAATTCACTCTACGACAAAAAAGAGAGTCCAAAAAGCATTAGATATGGCATTTGAGCGAGGATATTCAATTGACCAATTAGCAAGGGGAGTTCCAAACGAAAAATTCCCCGGCTTACGAAGTGTGTTACAAGAATCTGAAATCAGGTCAAAATTAGTTGCAAGAACAGAAATTATGCGAAGCCAGAATTTAACCAGTACCAATCTATTTAAAAGGCAGGGATTTGAGTATGTAAGGGCATATGACATTGATGGCAGTCCTTACGATACGGCTCCGGCGATAGGAGACCCATATAACAGAAGTTGTTCAGAAAGGAACGGACAGATTTACAGAGTGGAGGATGCTTTTGACATAATCGACCATCCAAACGGTACGTTGTCATGGGTTCCAATGCCACGAAATTATCAACCCGAAGGAGTAATAGTATGATTCATAAAAGTATAGCGGTAGCAGAAGCCAAAGCCCTTGATGGTGAACAAGGTATGGTTGAAGCGTTTACGAATACTATGGGAGTTATTGATAAAGATGGGGATGTAATAGACCCAATTGCTTTTAATGGTTCTATAGCTAAAAATCTACCAATTCCTGTACTTGCGGGACATGACCAACATACGGTTGTTGGGAAAGTATTATCGGCACGACCTGTCCATATAACTGATGATGAATACAAGTTATATACCCTTATGCAGATGAACATGGAAACACAGGGAGGAAGGGAAGCATTTAGTAATGTTAAGGGAAATTTCATTCGTGAATGGTCGGTCGGTTTTAATGTTCCTGAGGATGGGATTACATATGATGGCAAGGGGAAAGCCCAGACCAGAAGAATCAAGGAATTAGATTGGGTTGAAGTCAGCACAGTTATTAGAGGTGCTAGTCCTCAAACCGCTACTATTTCTGCAAAAGCAGAAGACAATGAGGAGAAGCCAAAAACCTTGTTTGAAATTTATACAGGTGAAACTCCTGAAGATGATGCCTCAGGCACAGAAGTCCAAGAGACTGAAGCCCCTGACACAGAACTCCTTCAGGCACAAATAGATTTGCTTAAATTAAGAGCAAAGAAAAAGAAACCTAAAAGATACTAGGAGGTATCAAGTGGAAACCTCAGAAATGAGAACACATGCAAATTATCTGCTTGAAAAAGCAGATGAAACCCTCAAAGAGGGGAAAGTTGAAGATGCTAAAGCAATGTACCTTGAGGCTAAAAATGAATTTGAGGCCGCTGAAGCAAAAGATGAAATCGCAACTAACTTAGCAGAACTCAAAGGCGAAATTAACAAGCCTATGAATACTGTCCCAGTTGCGTCAACAGATATTGCCTTGCACAACCTTGATGAAGGTGGAGCAGAACTGAGGGCAAGCTATAAGCCTGCTGACTGGGTGAAAGGATTGCCTGCCGCTTCTCAACCTACATGGGTTTTGGAAAAATCTGGAGTTCGGGAAAAAGAGGAAGCTGTTTTTTACACCGATGTGTTTACTAAATACATTCGGTCTTCAAATGATGCGGCTTTCCGATTGTCCCTGACTCCTCAGGAAGCTAAAGCAATGGAGGAAGGAACGGATACCGAAGGAGGATATTTCGTTCCTGAGGAATTCATAAATGCCCCAGTTCACGACACAGGACTTCCATCCGGTGCTGTGAGAGATGCTTGTACGGTTATTCGTGTTGCAAGTAAAGATGGATATGTTCCAACTATTGCTAATGCTACATGGGCGGCAATTGCAGAAGAGGCGGCATTTAGTGACCAGACACCAACAGTTGGTCAGGTTGCTTTCTCAGTCGTAAAGAGTGGAGGGCTAGTAAAGGTCACGAGGGAATTACTCGATGACTCAGCCATCAATCTGCCCTCGATGCTTTCGCAGATATTCCAAGAGGCTTCAGGACGGTCTGAAGAAGTTGGAATCCTTGGTGGTGGTGGAACTACTGACTACCTTGGTATTACAGATGCCGCCGCAGGGGTAAGTGATGTTCTGTTGGCAAGTGCGACAGCTATAGTTGCCGCTGACCTGTTCACGGTGTTCTACACCTTGGAGTCTCAGCATAGAGCAGGGGCTACTTGGGTAATGCCCTCGTTGATATCGAAAGAAATCAATGGTATCAATTCAACGTCCGCAGGGGTGCATTCGGTCAATGACCTAAACACACCACCCGCTGACTTCTTGCTTGGTAAGAGGGTAATCAATAGTGATATTTCAGGGACTGGTCTTGCTACTTCCATAACAGCAAATGCTGAGATAGGAGTGTTCGGGGACTTCAAGCAATACTACATATTCGATAGAGTCGGCTTCAGCATCCGCCGAAATGACTCTCTCTACATGGAGAACGACCAGATTGGCTTCTTCGCCACAACTCGTGGTGATGGACAGGTGGCATTACCTGCCGCATTTAAGATTGTAAAAGCCGCCGCTAGTTAATAACTAGAGGCTAAGTCGGCAGGGGGGTGTAATGGGAATGACCATCCCCCTGTCGTTATTGAGGAGTTGGAAATGGCAAAAGTAACATGTTTGAAGGATGTGACAATTGGAAGCATGAATATGGCTTTTGTAGAAGGCAAGGAATATGACATCCCTGCCAAGGATGCAAAAGTATATACAGAATACTTCAAGACTCACGCAACAAAGAAAGCTACTGCCAAGAAAGCAGAAGCAGAAGAAAATAAGGAAGCAACTACTGAGGAAAATAAGTAGTGGCTACCTATCATACCTATGCAAGTAATGACGATTTAAGGGATTATCTTGCAGGGACTTCGTATAGTGCCAATTGGACATCTGATGCCGGTATTATTACTCGCATTTTAGAAGCTTCATCTAAGCGAATTGATAATCATATTGGCATGATTAGTTTTGGCCCCAGAATTGATACTAGATATTACGATATTGGGAGTGGGGCTTTAAGGAATAGTCGGCAAAATATTAGAGCATCCATAGGGAATACAACTATCGGATTAACGCAAAGCCTGAGTAATTCTGTTGTTCTTGATGATTGGTTAATTTCTGCTACTTCCGTAACAGCGTATAAATCGACTGATAGGGCATCTAACGAATCCCTGACAGAAGGTTACGATAACGATTATTGGCTTTTACCTTATAACGATTCCCCTAAGGTTGAAATTGAACTGAACGAAGATACAGCCAAATCATTCCACGCAGGGCAACAAACTCTCGCTATTACAGGGGAATGGGGATATTCAAATACAACAACTCCTGAAAAGACAACAACAGGAACTGTTGGAGAAGCTGTAACGTCTTGGGGGGTTAATGATGCTTCAGGACTTAGTGCTTCTCAGACAATTTTAGTTGATTCAGAACAGATGTATATAACATCTATTAGTAGTAATACATTGACAGTAATTCGGGGTGTTAACGGAACAACAGCAGTAGCCCACACCGCAGGGACATCTGTTTATGCTTACGAATATCCGAATCTTGTGGCACAGGCTTGCTTAGACTTAGCAAAAATCTATTACAGAGATAGGGATTTGGGGGTTATTCAAACAATTGGAACTGGGGAGATGAATATAACAAGAGCATCTAATGAAGCAAGGTCTGTTTTAAAAACATTGGATGAATATAAAGCTAGCACTCCCGATACTGTGGTTTTCTTTTAATGAAAGGGCAAACTAAGGTAGTGACACAGGGTAACTTTTTTGACCATAGGAATGAAAGATTTGCCAAGGGTTTAAATGACTCAATATTAGATATTGCGGTTTTAGGTTCTGCAAAAGTAAAAGACCAATTATATAAAGGGCACGGTTTTCGAACTGGGTATTTAAAAAGTTCTGTTCATGGTGGTTTAGTTAAGAATTTACAGGGGCAAATTGACGCAGGGAAATTAATGCGAGGACGTAACGTAAGGTATGCCATATTTGTCGAGCGAATGCCACGTTTCCGTATGTTTCGTAATGTAGCTAGATGGCTAAACAAGATGCCGTCAGAAGTGGCTGAAATAATTAAATTTCATGTTGGAGCAAGATTGAATTGAGTAGGTCTGGAGCATTAAACAGAATTGATACCTTATTGGGTACTGTTTCAGACCCAACCTTTACTGCTGTTTTACGAGGGGAACCACTAGCATTAGCGGGTTCACCAACAGCGGCTTTTTGGATAGCGGGCAGAGAAGTTGATTTTCTGACATTAAAAGATGTGTCTAGCATTACGGAAATTACAATAAGGGCTTATTTCAGGATGCAACCGTCAGCCGTTGTTCGGGAAGACTTAGAATTAAATATATGGGATGCGATTGTAAATATAGATACAGCATTACGTAGTGATTCTGATTTGGATGGGAATATTACAGATATGGAAATAGGTTCAGCCACGACAGGGTACTCAGAAATTGGAGGCCTAGCTTTTCGTACTTTGGATATTCCGTTGAGTCTAACAATTATGGGTGAAGTAACAATAACGCCGTAGGAGAAAAGATATGGCAAAAGTAAGTGGTTTAAATGTCAGATGTTTTGTAATGGGTCGAGATATTAGCGGTGACGCTAATGCTCTTGATGGAATGGGCTATACTCAGGAAACTCTTGATGTAACACCATTAAATACCCTAGCAATGAAAAGAATCACAGGAAGGTCTGATGGAAGCCTATCAATTAATTGTTATTTTGATGCGGGAACTAATTTGTCTCACTCAACCTTTACATCAAACTCAGGAAAACTTCCAACAGCTAATCAAATCATTACAGCACCATTAGGTTCTGCTGTAGGTTCTGATTTCGCAGGGCTGATTGCTATGGAATCTGATTATAACGTTACCTCTGGAGCGGGTTCAGCAATAACAGCCAACGCATCCTTTTCTGCTACAGCAGGGGTTGGTGGAGAGTTCGGGGAAATGCTCACGGCCTTTGATGATACGCATTCATCTGCAACAGATGGAACAGCGGTAGATAATACATCCTCATCTTCATCAGGTGGGGCAGGATATGCTCATTTTCTTTCCTTGGATTCGGGAAGTGTAGTTGTCAAAATTCAAGAGAGTTCTGACAATGTTTCCTATACTGATTTAATTACGTTTTCAACTGTTGGAACATCAGATGTTCCAACGGCAGAAAGGCTTGAAATGACTGGTTCGGTTGGAAGATATATTAGGGTTCAGTCATCAGGTACATTTACTAATGCGGCAATCGCAGTAGGATTCGTTAGGTATTAAAATTTTTTCAGGAGGTCATTATGGCTAAACAGAGTGGATTGGGTGATTACATAGCGGTGGATGATTCTGGCGGAACGGCTAGGGATTTATCTGACGATATTACCAATTATGAAATTGGTGATGGGCAGAATCTCTTAGATGCCACTTCCATTAGTAAATCTGCTATGGAAAGAATTATTGGATTGGGAGATTTAACTATTTCCTTAAGCGGCGTTTTTGATTCTGCATCCAATAAAGCCCATGATGTTTTTAAGACAAAATCAGGTACAAGGACAGTCACGATAGCAATTGGTGGAAACACTACTGGCTACCCTGAACTGGAAGCTGAATGCCTTGTAAGTGAATATAACCTCTCAAGGGGTAATGATGGAGCATTAACTTGGTCTGTCTCTCTACCTTTACAGAGTGGAACTGTTCCTACTTGGGGTACGGCATCCTAATGGTGGTTAAGAACACAACAGGGATAAAACCGTTTGTCTTGCAACGCAGGGAAGCTAACCTTACATTTCCTGAAGACCATGAATTTCACGGTCTGGAAATCAGGGTAAAACTTGATGTAAATATATCCACGTTTTTAGAGTTTCAGGTAGTTTCAGAAACTAATACGGCAGAGGACATGAAGATGATGTTCCTGAAGTTTGGTGATGAGATTGTTCTGGAGTGGAATTTACATGATGAGGACGGCAAACCTGTACCTTCTACAGGAGTTGGCTTTTTAGAACTTCCTCCAAATATCTGCACAGCCATGATTCAGAGTTGGGCTGAGAATGCGGCAACTGCGGGGGAAGCCTAGAGGCTGAAATTCTCAAGTGGAAATCTGTAGGGGGTGGGACTGACAGAGCGGGCAATCCAATCGTCAAGCCACCCCTTCTGATTAATGCTGAAATGATTGACGGTATCTGCCAAAGATACAGTTGCCTTCCATCTGCTCTTGTGGGGGAGGATGTCAGCCTGTTAAAAATGTTGAATATAGTAAATATCGGAATAGACAAGGACAAGAATGGCTAATGCAGTAGACATATTAATTAATGCTGATGGAAGCAATGCTCAAGGGCAATTCCAAAAGGTTAGTAAAGCTGTAGCAGGGGTTAGTCTCGCTGTTGCAGGCGTTGGGCTTGCTCTTGTAAAAATTGGGGATGAATTCCAAACTGCTACCCGAAATATCCAAGCAGGGACTGGTGCTACAGGAAAAGAACTTGAAGCCCTGAAGGAAGAATTCCGTGACTTAGCGGGAAGAGTTCCTCAGGACATGGGTGCTGTCTCAACTGCTTTGGCTGACGTTAATACCAAGATGGGATTAACTGGTGACGATTTAGAAAATACCACCAAGCAATTTCTCGACATGTCCCGAATCATGGGGACTGAAGTAGAACCCATGATTAAGACGGTTTCGGATTCCATGGGAGTATTCGGTGTAGATGTTTCTGAGACTGGTCAAATTCTTGATTCCTTGGCAATGGCATCACAGCAAACTGGCGTTCCAATGGACGCACTTTCTAACAGTATGAGAGAGTTCGGGCCTGTGATGAAAAACCTTGGCTTGAACTTCAATGAGGCAACTGCTTTCTTTGGTCAATTGGAAGGAGCGGGTATTGCTATCACAAGAGTAATGCCCGGAATTAACGCCTCTATGAGGCGTTTGGCAGAGTCTGGTGTAACTGATTTAAGGTCTGCTCTCTTTTCAAGTATGGAAGACATTAAAAACGCTACTTCTGAAACAGAAGCATTAAATTTGGCAACTGATTTATTCGGTGCTGAAGGGGCACAGAGGATGAAGGTTGCTATACAAGAAGGTGCTGTTGATATTGAAGAAATGGCAAACCAACTTGCAGGGGCTACAGATGTTCTAAGCGGAATGAATGAAGGAACGATGACCGCAGGGGAGCGTTTCGATATCATGAAGAACAAAGCCAAACTTGCTATAGAACCCTTGGCGGGCATGGCATCTGCAGCGGGGCCATTTGTTGTTATGCTCCCTGCCATGATTAGCGGAATTGCGGCTATGGCAAGTTCTACTATGCTTGCATCAGCGGCAACAAAGGCTTGGACAGCAATTCAAGTGGCCTTTAATCTAGTCATGTCCGCTAATCCTGTTGCATTAATTATTATCGGGATAACTGCGGCGATAGTTGCGGCAATTCTCATATGGAAGAACTTTGATGCCATCATGGAATTTGTCTCCGATACTCTGTTTAAGATAGACAGTTTTTTAAGAGACCAATTTGGCCCTACTTGGATATATTTGAAGGCAATTATCAAAACCACAATTGGAGCAATCAAAGAAATCTTCAGGGGATTATTTGACCTTTTCAGGGGTGACATAGACGGATTCAAAGAACATATGTCAAAGGCGATGGAACTTCTTGGCAAAGCATGGGATATGTTTGTCGAACATCTCTGGAAACCCTTTGATGAATTTATGTCCAGACTAATGGGAGATAAATGGGATAAATTTAAGAATATAGTCAGTGCTGTTTTTGAAGCTATTAAGGGATATTTCTCAGGACTTATTGAAGCTTGGAGTGGGATGTGGAAAATATTAGTTGGAATACTTACAGGGGACACAGATTTAATTCTTTCAGGATTTAAGGCTATCGTGAACGGTGTTGTGGGAATGATTAATTCAGTTCTGCAATTAGCCAATGCCATTAAAATTGATATGCCTGATTGGTTAGGTGGAGGTTCGTTTGGGTTTAACTTCCCTGAGATACCAAGACTTGCGAAAGGTGGGATTGTAAACAGTCCTACTCTTGCCATGATTGGAGAGTCTGGCCCTGAAGCTGTTGTACCATTAGGGCAAGGTGGTAGTGGCATGGGTGCAAAGATAACTATTAATATAATGGGCAATACATATGGATTTGATGACTTTGAAAATAAGGTTGCAGAAGCTATTAAGGATGGAGTTCGCAGAGGCGGATTCCAGAGGATTATTAACTAATGGCAAACGAATTTAAACACTTATCAGTTGGAACTTCTTTAACTCAAGTAGAGTATGAGGCAATCGGTGGACACGTTATCGAATCTCAGGCTACAGGGGACACGATTTATGCAGAATCAGCTACTCAACTGCGAAGACTTGGCATAGGTGCTACAGGAAAAGTCTTAAAGGTTGCGGGTGGAATTCCCTCTTGGGATGATGTCGATGCGGGGGACTTGTCAGGGACAACGCTTGCGTCAGGAGTTGTTACTTCATCCCTTACAACGGTTGGAACTCTGGGAACGCTGACGGTTGATAATGTCATAATCAATGACGTTTATATTGGACATACTTCTGACACAGATTTGATGACCTTGGCAAGTGGTGGGTTGACAGTCTTGGGAACCATAACGGTTGGTGTTGACGATACAGGTCACAATGTTAAATTCTTTGGAGCATCCGCAGGGGCATATTTTGAATGGACTCAAGCCTCAGACCAGTTGGAATTAAGAGGAGCATCAGCGGATGCTGTAACAAGTACAGGAAAGCTACTTTTAACAACGGCTCTAACAGATGTTAATGCCCTTGATATTATTGGTAAAATCAGTTGGCAAGCACCTCTTGAGGCGGGTGGAACAGATGCGATTTTAGTGTCTGCAATGATTGAGGGAATAGCACAGAGTACATTTGCGGCAGATTCCAATGCCACAGACCTTGTTTTTTCAACAGGACATTCAGAAGCGGCAACAGAGAAATTCCGCATGACTTCTCAGGGGGAATTTGGTATCGGTGGTGCAAATTATGGAACATCAGGACAGGTTCTAACTTCAGGCGGTGCAGGGGCGGCTCCATCATGGGCAACTCCCGCCGGTGGCGGGTTCGATTATGCTTTGGCTTTGGCTTTCAAATAAAGGAGATTAACATGGCAGCAGGAGATGTTTGGGAAGTGGTACATGGAAATAGCACTACTGGGGATATACAGCCCTCTTCGGGCGTTGAGGTAATGCTAACGGCGTATGTCGGGTCGGTGTACAACTCCAGTAATTACACATATGTATCCGTACAGCCCACGACCAGTCTTTCTACGTATGTCATCGTGGGGGGGGTTTATAAAAGCTCAGAAGCCCTTGCCGACTGTTGGCAATACCATTCCACATCTCCATCGACAGAATCACATGGGTCTTCATTTTATTGCAAGATTCCCATGAACAATAGTTATTATTTATACAGCGGACAGAGGGGAACTGGATATGGGAATTATTTCGCCGGTTACATCATAAAGGATTAAGGAGAAAATTATGGCAGTAGGTGATATTTGGGCAATTCAATTTGGAACAACCACTTCTGGGAACGTTCGACCCTCTTCGGGGGTAGAGGTTTGTCTTACCTTTATGCAACATGCTTACTATGATAGTAATAATTTTGCGAATGCCTATCCGTCCCATCTTTCCGCTGGTACTTATCCCTTAATCGGTGCTATCTGGTATGGAAATAAATACAGTCCGCAGCTTCAGTCAAATTACACCGGTACTGACGGCCATACGCATGGTGCTACTATGAGAATGACCTATCCGCTTACTTATGATTATTATATATACGCCCAAAAGGGCTATGGAACAGGTAATCCATATGGTCAAGACTACAGAGGAATAATTACAAAAGAATAGGAGAAATAATATGCCTGTAAATCATGTGTGCTGTAATTATACGGACAACACAAACCCCACGATGGAAGAATGCAGAGCCGTTGAAGCGGCTTGGAACACTTTCATTGATGATTATTATGTCAGGGTAGATGACAAATATCCTGATACCGATATGACAATGGTCGATACTCCAAGTGGGACAATCATTAGAAATGTTGATGGAACAACAAAAAAACGCTCTGATGGAAGTGCCTTATACCTTAGTTATGACATAAACCAAGACCCTGTTGAATTAACGGCAGAAGAAGTGTCTGCGATTCGGTTAAAAGGACACAAGCATTCTGTAACAGATGACTTAATTAACCACTCCAATCAAATTATTGTGAACACAGGCAGAATTATTGTAGGACATGCCAGTGGCGAAATCCCTCTTGAAGATTCAAAAGAAGACCTTAGTGACGCTGACAGGGTGACTCGTCGTGGACTTAATTCCGCATTGGCGGCAGGAAAGGTTACCCTGCGAACCCATGAAGGGCATTATGTATATGCGGATTATGTAAAAAGAGAAGTAATTATCGATGATGTTTGGGGGCGTATTCCAGAGGTAGAATAATGGGAAATATAATTCAAATAGATATCGAGCGATTATGCCAAGAGAATCCTGTTGCAAGTGAGCAACTCAGGAGAATAGTGGCAGAGCGTGAAGCACAGGAATTGAAAGACTTTATAGAGAATAACGGTTTAGCCGTCCCTGAGGTAAGTGATGGTAACGACAACCTACCAACTGGAAGTTGATTGGGAAAATAACGGTGATTATGTAGGAACATACGATAATGTTTCTAGTGAAACTTTTACCGTTCAATTTCGGCGTGGCAGAGACTATGCCTCACAGGTTTCAGGGAACTCTACAGCGGGCAAACTCACAGCGGTTTTAAACAATGAAGGCGGTAAGTATTCCCCATCAAATGCGGCATCTGTTTTAGCAGGGAATCTTGAAGTTGGCAGACCTGTAAGATTTGGAACAGGAGCATCAGGAGAATTCCCCTATGAGTTTCCTTTTGCTTTCTCTGATGAGGCTGTTCCCGAATGGACAGGAAGGTTACAGTCTTTAATTCCTGAACCTTCAAGCACAGGATTAAATCGGGTTGTTTTAACAGCAGTTGGCCCATTGGGATATATCAATGATTTAGTTCCAATTTCCGAAATGCAAGAAGATATTAGGACTGATGAAGCCATTGGTAAAATCCTTGATGATGCGGGATGGGGAGCATCTGAAAGAGATTTGGCTGTAGGGCAGACCACCATGAACCGATGGTGGACTGATTCATTGAACACGATTACAGCCCTGAGAATTGTTGAAGAAACTGAAAATGGTTTTGTGAAAGAGATGGCTAATGGCTATATCTCTTTTGAATCAAGAAACACAAGGCTTTCAGGCTCATACGTTACCTCTCAAGCCACGTTTAGCGATGCAGTTAGTGCCACCCATACTTACATGCAACTTGAACAGACAGACCCTCTTGATACTGTTATCAATAGATTTGATGCAACCTATCGAAATTATCTTGTTACAGGTCAGCCTGATTTATGGACATATCCTGAAACTGGAGCAGATAGTCCCAAATTAGTTCCTGAGGAAACAAAGGTATTTATTGCAGAGTATCCAAATACTTCCGCTGACCCTGAAGCTATTGGGGTTGACGCTTGGCTAGACCCACAATCAGGGGTGGATATTATTGCCAATACTGCTTATACAGGAGGGGGTTTGGATGCCTCTAGCAGTATGACAATTACTCAGACAAAAGTTGCTAATCAAATGAGAATAGCTATCACTAATGATTATATTTCCCCAACGTCAGGATTGCCTAGCACGGTATGGCTTACAACTCTAAAAGCAAGAGGGACACCCATTCTGTTGAAAGATAATACCCTTGTAACTCAAAGTGATAGTGACAGCGTTACCAAATATGGAGAGCGAAAATTTACTGCTGACACACCGTTCTTTCCCACATTGGCAATTGCTCAGAGTTGGTGCAATTATCAAATCCAAATGTACTCGACCCCCATCAATGTAATGACAATGACATTTAACGCAAATATTTCCCAGAATAATATGGATGCGGCAATAGAGTTGGATGTATCAGACCGAATCACCTTGGTTGCTACAGGGAATGCAGAGTTGGGTGTTAGTGGGGATTTCTTCATTGAGGAAGTTAATCACAATATTACAGACGGTGGGCAATCTCATATGGTGACATGGAAATTATCCCCTGCGGATACTGGATATACTCAATTCTGGAAACTTGATACAGGCAAATTGGACACAACTACTGTCCCTGCATATTAGGAGAATTACATGGCTTGGACTGCTCCAAAAACTTGGGATGAAACTGTGGTAACAGCGGCAATGTTAAACACTCATATTCGTGATAACTTGCTTGCTCTTGACCAACATGCTCATACAGGTGCATCAGGAGATGGATTTAGCAATTTAGATGTTGGTGGAACTTATACAGGTCAAACAGATATGACTCTGGCAAGTAATACAGAAGCCTTGACTCAAATTGGCGAACTGAGAAGGCAGGGGATTGATGTTAGGTATTTTAATGGGGTTACGGTTCAGCTTTCACCAGATGCCGCTGTCTCAATGCCAAGTGCTAGAACCTTGGGGACAGGAGCAACGCAAGCCGCCGCAGGAAATCATACTCATTAAGGAGTTCTGATGGCTAAGACAGAAACAGAAATAAATTTCACAGCAGATTACGTTAGAAACACCTTATTTTCCTCAGAGGTTTCAGCCTTAAATGAAGGGGAATATTTAAGTGTTTCGGCAGATATTGATGGCAACATTTCTGTTGCCACTAATGTCGAATCAATAGATGCAACAACAAAATTCAATACTGCCAAAGATGGTGGAGACACTAACTTGGTAGGATGGGGGATAGTGTAATGGCTTGGACTGCACCCGCAACATGGTCAACTGACCAAATAGTTTTAGCCTCAGGAACAGGTTCATTAAATGAACAGGTCAGGGATAACTTTTTAGCATTAGACCAACACGCCCATACTGGAGCGGCAGGGGATGGGAACTCAACTCTGACAGGAGTATCTTTTTCTAATGTTGCAGGGTATCAATTTGCAGACCAAACGGCAGACCCTAGCGTCACAGGAACTATTCAAAGAAACGGTGCAAACATTCTTTACTTTGATGGTTCTACCGCTATTGATTTAACAGCATCAGACCAATCGGCAGGGACGGCATCTCTGAGAAGTCTTGGAACAGGAGCAACAGAAGCGGCGGCGGGCAACCATCAGCATCAAATTGTTTTGAGTACAGCAGTTGATGGTAGCTGTGTCACATTAACAAGTTCAGCGATGGGAAGTGGTGATGTTGCTGAGAATGATATGTACAACGCAACCTATACAGCATCAGATGATAATTCAATAGTTTCTATAGTGGTGGGAGGATTTGTCGGAAATAACCAGTTTGGGGGCAGTTCATATGAATCGGTTACGTTAACCCTAAAACTTTATATTGGCGGTGTTTTACAGCAAACTATTTCAGGATATGCTACAGCGGCTTTATGGCCTACAGGGTATGGGGTGGTTCAAAGTCTGAGGAGAAACTTCATTGGTGAAACAGGAGGAACAGCCGTGAAGGTTACTTCAACGGTTGAAGGAGCAGGGTGGACAACGGCTCTTGGATATATCAGGGGCAGAAAGAGTGTTTATGAAAATGTGATTACCGTGTAAGGAAATAAAAAATGAGCAAAGACAGCGATGTCAGCTTTTTGCTCAACCAGTTAGAAGACCTAAAGAACAGAGTTTACAGAATGCAGAAAGGTGAAAGTATGACAAGGAAAATAGCAGGCTATGGATTAGGTCTTGGATTAACTGGTTTGGCAATTGGTGCATATTTACTAATAAGACATATTAAAGACGGAGCTGGTTGAGCAATATGAAGTGGCGTTGGACAGCGTTAATAGTTTATCTAACCATCTGCATCTACGACTTTGTTGTAGTACCTGTGTACTACGGAGTGGCAAG